GCATCGAGGCCGGCCGCAGCCTTGCTGATGCCGGTGCGGTTCTCGCGCACTTCGTCCATGTACTGAAGCATCGGGAACGCGGCCTGCCCAACGAACGGTTGGCTGAACGGCTGCACCATGCCCGGAGCGCGCATACGGATAATGCCGCCCACTTCGGTGTTCATCACGTCTTCGATGTTGACCTGTCCCTCGACGACGGCCGTCCGAGGATGGATCGACTGCGCAAGGCTGTCCAGCATGTTGCGCATGATGTTCGACTTGATAAGCTGAATGTCCATCACAACGTCGGCAATCGACATGCCGAAGAACGTGTGCGGTTCCGGATCGGGGCAGAAGTCCACGAACGGAATGAAGTCGCAAGCCTCGTTGTGCAGGATCTTGTAGGCGCTACCGCCAACGCAGACGCGGCGCAGCTCGGCGATGCCGTCGCCGTCCATATCTACATAAAGATACGCTTCGATATATTCGATCTTGCGGCTCGCAAGGTCCGTCCGACCAGCGCCAAGAATCGTTGCGTTCGGATTCCGGTCGAAGGTCTCCTGATTCCCTTGGAAGTCCTCTTCTGTTTCGTAGCCAAGGTTCTCGATCTCTTCCAGTTCGTAACCCATCTTTACCAGATCGGACACCGAAACATATCGGCGATGGGCGACGAACTCGGCGTCATCCAGAGATTTGGCACGGCGGTCGATCAGGAACTCTTCCGGCGGCAGAGACTCGACGGCCAAGCGGCTGTTGTCCGTCTTGCGGACAACCGTGCAGCAATACGTCGGCGGGGTCATGCTCATCATTTCGAGGCCATCAGGCCCCGCCGTGGCGCTTTCCTCGTATTCCACTTCGACATCACGGATTTCCACCGTGGGATCGGACGTGAGAACCGCGAACGCCTGTTCGTCCAGACCTTCGAACTCGATGGTCTCGACTTCCTTCTTCTCGTCCCACCAAATCTTGACGATGCCGTTCTTGCGAATCAGCGCGTCCTTGAACGACGAGTAGCAGACGTGGAAAAAGTTATTGTCGCGGGTGAGACAGTAGTTAACGTAGTCAGTCGCCTGTTCGGCGCTGGCAACATCTTCAGGGCCATTCGGCGCGAACTCGACAACATTGTTGGCCGAGAAGAAAACGCGCATGATCGACGGCATGATGGCCTGAACAGTGTCGCGCACGTCCATCGAGACGACTTGCGAGCGGCCCTCTTCTTCGTTGCCGAACGGTTCGCCCTTGTAGTACTGGCCGGCGTTGGCGCGCAGCGGGCTGATTACGTCGTCGATATAGGCAACAGCATCGTCGATCTCGCCCGAAACGATACCGTGCAGTTCGTCTTCGGACATGCCCTCCTCCGAATCCGGCTCTTCCCGCTCTACGGAAATCTCGCCGTCTTCAATCTCAACCTTGATCTTGGACGCAGACTCAACGGCCTTGTCGTCCGGACGGCTATTGTCGCGATATTTGGCCATTCGGCAATCCTTGTTCTATGCTGCCGAAGTTACTTTCGGCGAGAAGCCTTGCGGCCTTCCGACATGGCAATAGCTACGGCCTGTCGGCGGTTCTTCACGACAGGGCCGCCGCGGCCGCTATGCAGAGTCCCGGCCTTGAACTCCCCCATCACCTTGCCGACCTTGGCCTGCATCTTCGACTTCTTCTTCATCGTCCGAACCTTGTATCGAGAATTGCGCTGCGGTAGACATTAAATACTCTATCGCGCTGCCTAGGACAACCGTGTCGTCCTGCGCCTTGCCAAGCATCATGTTGCACTCGTTGCACAGAAGGCCCCGAATGATTCCGGTGCCGTGATCGTGATCGATAACGCACCCCATACTGCGCTCGTTATAACTCACGTTGATACGCAATTCTACTCGGCAGATGGCGCAGCCTTTTCCTTGGCGCTCCCACAGTCGCTCGACAAACTCCGGCGTAACTCCGTATCGCTGTCGCAAATTGTATCGGCGAACAGATTCCGGCGACCGATTTCGTGTGCGTGGAGTTTCAGACATAAGCCCCCCATCAAGTCTGCGGCCGTACATACCGTGTTTTTTGTGGAAAAAGAAGGGGGCCGGCGTGAAGGCTTCGCCGACCCCCTTCAAGGTGCACCAATCGGGTGGAGGAGAGGAGACCCCGACAGTGCGCTCGACCCTTTCGGGGAGCGAGCTACAGTTTTAGCATGTCGCTAGACGTTGTCAAACGACCCCGCGGATATTTCTTCGTATCGGCCCTTTGTTGAAACCGGACATCGCGTAACCATGAATGGCCGTGGCAACGTCGGTCGCTAGGCACAGACAGAGTGCGTCGGCCTTGTCGGGGCTGGGCAGACCGCGCTTCTTCATGCTCTCCTTGCTCTCGACCTGCATCTTACCGGTAGAGGTGAACGCGTATCTTGGCGAAGCCAATTCAGCGAACAACTGCTCATCCTTCGGGATCTTCACATCGCGATTGGCCAGCCAAGCCTTGGCTTTAAACCAAAGCTCGGCACGTAAATTGGCGTATGTACCTTTCATGGCCGGGCTTTCGGCGACGTTGATACCGCGGGCCGGGAGACCAATCTCGCGCAGACGGTCAAGCACACCCGCACCAAGCCCGATGCTATCGACAAGGATCTCAACCGGCTGCTTGCTAGGCGGCAGCGCCTCGTACTCAGCGACCACAGCGCCGGTAAGTTGCATCAAGTCGAGGCCCTTCCACGTCTGGATTTCCTCAACCACAGCACCGCGGCGCTTGGCGAGCGCGCTGGCGTCAGAACCCATACGCGCCACGTCTAGGCCCCAGATGGCGACCGCGTTCTCGTTGACGCCCAGTTCGCGGTTCATGGCCGCGTCGATGAGTTCCACCGGGATGACCGTATCTTCTTCGCGGGGCGGGAAGTTACCCAGAACGCGCACATGGTACGCCGGGCTGTCTTCGCCGTATCGCAATTTCATTTCGCGCACGAAGTCGTCCGACACACGCGGGCTGTCGAGGCAGCTAACGTGGAATGTCTTCCACTCGCCCTTGAGGCGATTATGCGTGTCATAGAACATACCGGTGTTACGCGTCGGGTTGCCGAGCAACAGCGTCGTCGCATTGTGACCGGACATGGAACCAGACGCGGCCTCGAATACCGATTCCGGAATACCGGAGGCTTCGTCGGCCACCAGCAACACGTTATCCGAGTGAATACCCTGCAATGCTTCGGGAGTCTCCGCCCGCGAGGTACGGGCCGAGATAAAGGCTTCGGTCGGCGCGGCCTTCAACTCGATACGGTCGCTCTTCACATCCACCAGCGTCTTCAGCACATCGGGCAGTTCGTTGACCCACCGCTTCAACTCGGCGAACATGGCGTCGAAAAGCTGGCTACTGGTCGGCGCAGTGACGACCACCTTCACCGGATAGCGGGTCAAGAAGTAGTGCAGCATGGCCCACGACGCGGCAGTAGACTTACCGACACCGTGGCCGGAGCGCACGCTGATGCGGCGGTTGCCGTCCCTGATAGCTTCAAGGAACTTCACCTGCCACGGGTCGGGCCGCACGCGCAGCACGTCCCGCACGAAGCCGGCCGGGTCGTCCCGATACTTCTTCAGGAATTGCAGGAAGAAGTTCGGCGCTTGCTGGCTGCTCTGCGCCAGAAGATCCGCAGCCTCTTTCGCGGCCTTGGCTGCCCGGCTCGGATTGGCCGAGGCGCGCTTCGACGCGGCGCGGGCCTTGGCGGCTTCGGGGTCAGTTCTCTTGGTGGACGAAGTCATAGTGGTCTCCGGTGAGAATGCGGCGGACGGTGATGTGGCTCACAGAGATGCCGTGGCGCTTCTCGACGATTGTGCAGATATTGCGGTAGCTGTGGCCTTTAAGGCGTGCGGCCTTCATGGTGACGATAGCATCCTGCTCCTCTGGGTTCTCGCGCAAGCGGGAAGATCGGCCTGTGCCGACCTTGGTGTAGCCGAACGGCGGCTCCCCGCCAAGAAAGCCACCTGCGGCCTGCTTGGCGCGCTTGCCGGCGGCAACGCGTTCACGAATACGGCGACGCTCCTCGCCGCTGAACACGGCCATGATCTCTAGCATGAACCGGCCATTCGGATTGGACTTGTCCATCACATTGCCATAGCCGTTGATGATGAGGTTGATCCCCGCATCCTCCCAATCGCCGATGACGTTCAGTGCGTCTCTGGCGTCCCTGAACATTCGGTCGAGCTTCGACACGATCACCGTATCGCCCGGCCGGAGGAACGCCAGCTTACAGCCTTCTTCTCGGCGCAGAAGGGGGACCGCCCCGGATACGCCCCGTTCTTCGTAGATATGCTCAAGATCAAGATTGTGCGTGAGCGCGATGCCGGCGATCTGGCGTGCTTGGTCTTCTAGACTGGTATTCTCGACCTGATCTTCGGTCGAAACTCGCGTGTATCCGTAAACTGCCACGGCTGGGACTCCTCTTGGTGTTAAGGCACTACGTGTAGCCAACGCCTTAACAGTCTGCAAGCCCAAATCTCAAAATTTTTTCTGCCCGCACTGGGCCTATTTCCTAGGGAAATCGGTATCTGTTTAGTTCTACGCGGGCGCCCCCCGCGCTTGGCCACCCCCGGGGGGGGGTATTTTTGAAATGGACCCCCTCCCCGTCAAAGAAACGCGCGCACATAACGCGCGAAATCAAAGACTTACACAGGCACATGGCTGTTAGGGCGTTTTACAGGCTTACCAATTCCAGGCAGACGCAGGACCAATCCCGGCACCTGGCGGTGCGTCTCCCCCGCCAATTCATCGCAAAACACTCAACTCACCGCACAGGGAACACGGTTCGTCGCATGACGGTATACGGGAACAGCATTCCCCTTCACAGGATGGGGCACCAAGCAACGAAAGGGAAATCCCATGGACTACTTCGCAGATATCGCCATCAAGTTTCAGGGTGCGCTTGATAGCATCGACAACTTCGAGGCCTCCAACAAGCTCACTATCGACCAGATTGATGCATGGCTTGGCGCGCGCGACGCAATTCTCGCAGCGATGGGCGCGGCTGTAGCGCTTGAAATGACTATGGAGGCCTAACGACATGACTGACATCTCGCACATCATCCCGTTTGACCTGTTCGTGACCAAAGCCTTGCTGGCGCTGGTGTTCATCGCAGCTCGCAAGCTCTGAAAGGAAAGACAATGACCGCACAAACCGTAACCCAAAGCTATCTTAGCGGCATGGCGGATGAACGCGCTATTCTGCGCCAAGCTATCGCGGACGGCGAAACTGATCTTGCCGGGCTTGCCCGCGATATGCTGGACAACATCGACCGCACGATCGCGCGCGGCTGGTCCGGTGAGATGGCGGAATACATGCGCG